ATTGAAACATGCGTAGGGGAACTCAGAATCGTGATTGAAGCACTGGCAGATTATTACGACATAGGATGTAGAAGTGCTGAAACAATGGAAGTAGGATATTCTAGAGCTGTTTGGGAGGAAAGATTGAAAAGAATAAAGTGTATTCAGACCAATTTGGAAGAGGCGACCGGGTATAACAGGAACAAGCAGATTGAAATTTGTAAGAAACCGAAACAGGTTAGGAATGATGATGTTGGCGAGGATGCACTTGTAATTGCATTACGCAAATGATTAAGCTTATTTGCATAAAAGAAAGGAGAACATTATGAAAGAAGAGAAAATGATCATTGAAATGGAGCAGGCAGAAAGCAAGCGGCAGGAGAGAAGATTAAGCACATACAGAGATAAAATGGGAGAGATGTGCAAAGATACGGTTGCAAGGAAAGAAGGAGACGCAGATGCACAAGGGAGAGAATAAGGAATACAGTGATCAGGTGATCAAGGAGAGCCTGAAGCACTGGGACAGGGATGTGTGCAAAACGACGAATCAGGAAGGAGAAGAGGAACATGCGGTTGATTAATGCGGATATGTTGCTGGAAGATATGAAGAGAAGATTCGGAATCTTTGAAGAGGTGGAAGAGGTAATTCATGCACAGCCGACAGCCTATGATCTGGACAAGGTAATAGAGGATCTTGACAAATTTGCTCATGGCGATATCTGCATCTCATGCCCTAAGTGCCGATATGTTGATGAAGACAATATCAACTGTGAGAATTGCGGGGCGCTTGGAGCGATGGAGATCGTGAAGCAGGGAGGCTTGTCATGAATAGGCGTGGAAGGGAGCGGAACAAGGTCAGCCAAGTCCGCAGGCACCGTCTGGCGGAGATGTCAGCAACAAAGCCGGATGCCAAGGCGGCAAAGGCTTTCATCAGAAAAGCGTACGAGTGCTGTGACGTGTTGGGATACATGGCTAAAAAGTACGATATAAAAGGGGAGATCGGGATTGGACAGGAAAGCATCGGATCAGATAAAGGCATTCCTTGATTTTGCGGAGGAATGCCGGGAACTTAACGCTATGGCGCGCAGCGGAGTAGCGGAAGAGGACAAACGGCATCAGGATCTTATTCATGCGATTGAGTTTGAGGAAAACCCGGACAGGATCGCGCAGATCGGTATGAGGATCCATCAGAACAGGGTGGAGCGCCGGGTGTACAAGGATCTATTTGAGGTTACGGATCCGGTTGTGCAGTTTACCCAGGATTCCCAGAATAAGAAAGCCTTAGACCAGATGCGGCAGCTTCTCGGGAAGGTGCGCAAGGTGGAAAAGTATCATGAAAACCGGGTGTATATCCCGAGGATTAAGGAGGGGAACAGCCATGGACAAGAAGATTCTGAATGATTACATAGATGCCTGCAGGCTGATCAAGGAGACGGAAGCGGATATCTGCCGGTTGAAAAAGAAACGGAAGACCGTGATCCAGACCAATGTGAAGGGCAGCAACCCGCGGTTTCCCTATCAAGAGCAGCATTTCAGAGTCCAGGGCACGGCCTTTACTTATCAGGATGATGGGAATCTCCGCCTAGAGGAGAAGCTTCTGGAACAGCGGAAGGAGAATGCGGAGAAGATCAAGAGGCAGGTAGAGGAATGGATGCTGACGATCCCGATCAGGATGCAGCGGATTATCCGGTATAAGATTTTTGAGGAGTTGACGTGGGAGCAGACAGCGGCAAAGATTGGACGGAAGGCTACGGGCGAGAGTGCGAAGAAAGAGTTTCAAAGGTTTATGGAGAAAAATTAAAGTTTGTCCCGAATGTCCCACATGTCCCGATTCAAAATGTTATAGTATATGCTGAGATCAGTGGATGATTGCTATCTGATTCCTCCCACACATAGAAAGGGCGCTTTGCTTCGGCAGGGCGTTCTTTTTATGTCGAAATTTGCTAATTGACAAACGAGAACAAGTGTTCTAAAATGGAGTTAGGTTTTAGAATATCTTCATACACTATCTGAAATTGTTGAAAACTGTCGAATAATGGGATATTATGGTAATAGTTTCCAATGTAAGTGTTGAGTGTGTGGAGGATATGTTAAATGGCAAATAAAAATGTGTATTTTTTTCAAGTGGATTTATTTCAATCTGGTGAGCAGTTAAATTATCAAGAGATAGGGAACATATTGAAGGGAATCATAAATAAGCATGCGGTTGATTTTGGTAAATATAAATCATTAGATGCTACACCATATGAAGAAGAGATGCATTTAATGATGGATATATATGAGTATGATGATAATCTCTTTTTTGCTCGAATGTCAAAACAAAAGCCAAGTAACTCCATGGTTCAGCATGATTATAGAACTTATAGAAAGGAAGATGTTCTTCCAGGAAATAATGAAAATGAAAGAGGTATTGAACAATATACATTTGGTTTGATGAATTATCAGAGAGGAGTATTTTTATTAGTATCATCGCAAGGAGCGCCTAACGAGAAAATAGTAAACAATATATTGCTAAAATATTCACCGGAATATAGTGTGGAGTTGATACCGGTACCCAATGCAAGAGCTATAGAGTCTATTTATGAAGGAGAGGAATCTGAAATAACAAAATTAGAAATAGAAGTTCCGCTACCAGATTTAGGAACTTTGGAAAATGTATTTCATTGGAAAGAGAAAGAACTTGTAAGAACTCTGGGAGAAAGGAATTTAAGTGCGGCAATAGTATTAAAGCCTTTAAGAAAACAGAGTATTACAAGAAGTCCAGATGAAACAAGATTATTAATGGATGTTATAAAAGAAGGATTGCCTGGCTATACTAAAGCAAAAATGAAAGCTAAGGCTCGGAATTTAAAGTTAAGAGATTATAATTTCTTTGATGATAAATTTAGTTATCCTATAGATATCAATGACAGTAATATTAAGGATGGAGAAAGAATATATTATACAGTTGAAGAACTAGTAGATGTGTACAGAAGAAGAATGAGAGAAGCATATAACGGAAATGAGAAACTCTTGCGAATAATACTCGGTAGGTAATAGAAAGAAGTGATAAAATGGGAACCAGTAAAGAGTATAGAAAATATGTTTTTGTAACATTACTATATTGTATATTAATTTTTACCATAAAAAAGGCGGGGATTTTTTTTATGCCGGACGAAGATAAAATGGTGGAGTTTCAGTTCAATATGATTACTGTTTCAACTGTTTTTGCAGGCTTCTCATTTACAGTATTAGGAATATTGCTTGGAATGTTTTCTGAACCTATGATGGAGAAATTAAAAGATACAAGCATTGTTACACGAAAGAGTAAAAAATTGATGCGAAGTGTAATATATTTTTGTGGTTCGGGAATTTTGTCTTTGTTATTTATTGTTAAAAGTGATCGATTTATTATTTCTTATGTTCCCAAAGCAAATAGTATTATAGAGTATCTTTTTATCAGCTGTATTTTTTTTCTGCTTATGGGGATTATTAACTTTGTTGCTTCAACATTAGGAGTTTTTCAGTTGATAGAGAAAATTTATGGATATAATAGGAATAAATATAATATTAAGGCAAAAGAATATCAAGAAGAGATGAAGAAGGCAAAAGAACAGTTGGATAGTTGAGATAGAGAAGGCACCCTTCAAGGGTGTCTTTTCTATGCGCTAAATCAGGATCCATAGCTCAGCAGGCAGAGCATCCGGCTCATAACCGGAAAGTTACTGGTTCGACTCCAGCAGGATCCATTCATAACTACAGAGAATTGAGAGGTGGTGATATGCCAAGAGCCAGAAGCCCTAAGCGAGACGAGGCATACAAGATGTGGCTTGACTCGGGCGGAAAGAAGAAGTTAAAAGACATCGCTTCTGATCTCGGAGTATCAGAGACCCAGATCAGGAAGTGGAAGAATTTAGATCAATGGAATGGTAACGTTACTAATCAGTCGAAAGGTAACGTTACCAAACGGAAAAGGGGCGGACAGCCGAGTAATCACAACGAGGCAAAGCAAGCAGTTGAACAGGTGATAAAGAATGAAGATTTAACCGATAAACAGAGGCTTTTCTGCCTGTATTACATCCGATGCTTTAATGCCACGAAAGCATATCAGAAAGCGTATGGAGTAGATTATAGTACGGCGGCTGCAATCGGTTACAGGATGTTGGAAAATGATGGTGTAAAAGATGAAATCCTACGCCTAAAACAGAACCGTCTCAATCGTGAGATGCTGGATGAGGAAGACGTATTCCAGTGGAATCTTGACATAGCAAGGGCAGACATTAAGGATTATGTGGAGTTTGGCAATGAAGAGATTGAGGTTGAAGATAAGAATGGGAATGTACGCACCGTAAAAGTCTCTAATGTAAATATCAAGAATGATTCAGATGTAGACGGTATCCTGGTCTCTGAGATATCAAAGGGGAGAGATGGGGTAAAGGTCAAACTTCTGGATAAACTTAAGGCGATGGAATGGATTGCTGAACATATGGATTTGGCTACTGAAAAACAGCAGGCGGAGATCGATGCGTTAAGGGCCAAGGTAAAGGATAATGGTCAGGTGTCTGCAGAAGACAAGGTGAAGAAGCTGTTTGAAATGATTGGAGGAGTATTGGATGATGAAGCCGGATCTGAGTAAAGCGTATTCTTCAAAGCAGATAGAAGTGCTGAAAGCTTGCAGAGCTTCAGATTGGTTTATGCTGATTAATCATGGTGCGAAGAGAAGTGGTAAGACGCAGGTTGATAATGACCTGTTTCTTCAGGAACTGATCCGGGTGAGGGGGATCGCCAATAAACTGGGGATCGATACGCCGCAGTATATCCTTGCAGGGTATTCGCTAGGGAATATTCAGGATAACATCCTTACGGAACTGTCGAACAAATACGGGTTTGAATTCCGGTTCGACAAGTATAATAACTTTACCCTGTTTGGTGTAAAGGTAGTGCAGACCAGTCATGGCTCCATCAGTGGACTGGGGCGGATCCGTGGTATGACGTCTTTTGGGGCATACATTAACGAGGCTTCGTTGGCGAATCAGGAAGTATTTGATGAGATCAAGGCAAGGTGCAGCGGTCCGGGTGCACGAATTATAGCGGATACGAATCCGGATCATCCGGAACACTGGCTGCTGAAGGATTATATTGAGTCTGATGCGGGTGGGATCATGAGTTTTCATTTTCAGCTGGATGATAATACCTTTCTGGATGAGCGTTATATCAGAAAGATTAAGGAGACAACACCGAAGGGAATGTTCTATGATCGGGGCATCCGTGGACTATGGGTATCTGGCAATGGGGTGGTGTATCCGGATTATGCCAAAAGCGTGCATGTGATCACGCCGGAACAGGCGAAGAGAATGATCTTCGACAGATTCCTGGCGGGCGTAGATTGGGGCTGGGAGCATTTTGGAGCTATTGTGGTAATAGGCGTGAAGAGGGATTCTTATTATGTTATAGAAGAGCATGCAGCGCAGCATATGTATATCGGAGAATGGATTTGTGTGGCGAAGGATATTATCAGGCGGTATGGTAATATCCCTTTTTATTGTGATCCGGCGCGGACGGAGCATGTTGCCGCATTTCAGAAGGCGGGTATCCGGGCGTATCTGGCAAATAACAGGGTGCTGTCAGGGATTGAAGAGGTAGCGACTCTGATGACCAAGAAAAAGTTTTTCATTGTGTATGAGAGGTGTCCGCGGTTTCGTGAGGAGATCTATAAATATGTCTGGAAGAAGAATACGGGTGAACCGTTGAAGGAGAATGATGATGTGCTCTGTGCAATCAGGTATGGTATTCATTCTGATATGACGGTTGGAACGATCGAGACGCAGGAGAACCGGATGAAGAAGGCGAAGAAGATGAAGGGGATGTTGTAGGATGGCTGAGGATTTAAAGGTAAGTGAATTTGAGAGTGGTACAGACAGAAGGATGTATCATACGCACAGGAATCTGCAGCAGGCTCATGGGCCGGAAGCGAATTTCCATTACCGTGCGGAGAGTGCGGATGAGATTCTGGGGGATCTGAATAAGCTGAGGAATATGATCCTGGATCATTATCGGATACAGTGTCCCCGGCTTGCTGCTTTAGATGATTATATGAAGGCGAGGAATGACGGGATCTATAATGATGAATGCAGGCGGACGGAAGAGGGGAAAGCGGATCATAGGGCAGCCCATAATTTTGCCAAGATCATCAATGTTTTTGATGTGGGGTATAATACTGGGATTCCGATCAAGAAAGCCAGTGACAATGAGCGGATTAATGAGCTTGTCAGGGAGTATGACCGGCGGAATGATATTGAAGCTTTGGACAGTGAGCTGTGGCGGGATTTCCGGAAATATGGACGGGCGTATGAGCTGCAGTACCGGAACCAGGATGACGAGGATTGTTCTGTCATCAGCAATGTGTTTGAAACGTTTGTCTGCTATGGACTGGATGTGGAGAGGACGCCGCTTTTTGCGGTCAGATATCCGAAGTATTGGACGGGAACGGAGGAGCGGACAAGGGTGATCGTTTATACTGATGCAGATATCATTACTTACAGACCGTGTTCTTTGAGTGTGATGGTACAGGAAGAAGAGAGACGGGAACCGCATTACTGGGGAGAAGTTCCGATTACGGAGTATTCTCCGGACAGATACAGACTGGGAGGATATGAGGATGTGACATCTCTGATAGATCTGTATGATGCCGCCCAGTCGGACACGGCGAATTACATGACGGACTTTAATGAGGCAACACTTGTGATTTCCGGGGATCTGGATATGGGGAGGTATTCGGTCAGGGATGTGATCGAGATGAAGAAGGCGAACCTGCTTCTTTTGGAGAATGGGATTAACCCGGACGGCAGTAAGACTCAGACGGATGCGAAGTATGTGTATAAGCAGTATGACGTGGCTGGAACGGAGGCGTATAAAGAGAGGCTGCAGAAGGATATCCACAAGATCTCGTTTGTGCCGGATCTGACGGATGAGGCTTTTGGCGGTACGCAGTCCGGGGAGGCTATGAAGTATAAGCTGTTTGGATTTCAGCAATTGGCTAAGACCAGTCAGAGAGGATTTAAGAAGGGATTGATGCGAAGGTATCGTCTTCTTCTGAATATCAAGAATTATGTCAATGAAGCGGATAATGTGGATCTGGGGGACTTTACGATCTCATTTACGCCGAATCTGCCGAAGGCTGTTCTGGAGGAGTTGAAGGCGCTGGCGGATGCCGGTGCGCAGTTCAGCCAGGAAACGTTATTGGAACTGGCTTCTTTTGTGGAGGATGCGCAGACGGAGATTGACAGGGTGAAGGAGGAGCAGGAGAGTTTGGATGATGATGCTGTTATGCGTCGTGCATTTGGCTTGATAAAGAAAAGGGATGGAGCTGATGTGAATGGACAGCAGGGAATATTGGAAGCACAGGGAGCGGGAGCAGCTGAAGCATAATATTACCGAGGAGACGGAATACCGAAAGTGTATCGGGGAGATCTATGATTATATGATGGACCAGATCCAGAGGGAGATCAATGGATTCTATGTGAAGTATGCGAAGAAGGAAGGGATCACGCTGTCGGAGGCCAGGAAGCGTGTTTCCAAGCTGGATATTGAAGAGTATGGGCGCAAGGCGGCTAAATATGTGAAGGATAAGGATTTCTCTGACACGGCGAATGAGGAGATGCGCCTTTATAATGCTACGATGAAGATCAACCGTCTGGAGATGCTGAAAGCGAACATCGGGTTGGAACTGGTTGACGGGTTTAATGAGTTGCAGAAGTATTTCGACCGGGTATTGACGAAGAGGACGCTGGATGAGTTTGAGAGGCAGGCGGGGATCCTGGGGGATACGGTGGGGGATTGTGAGAAGGCGGCGCATGCGATTGTGAATGCGTCTTTTCACAATGCTAGTTTTTCTGACCGAATCTGGATGTACCAGGATATGATGAAGGCGGAACTGTCTAAGCTTCTGCAGGTAGGATTGATTCAGGGGAAGCATCCTGGGGTGTTGGCCAGGCATCTCGTGAAGCTGTTTGGAGTACGGAGGTCTGACGCGGAGCGGCTGATGCAGACGGAGCTTGCGAGGGTCCAGACGGAAGCCCAGAAGAGGTCGTTTGAACGGAATGGATATGACAGGTATGAGTTTATTGCGCTGGAGACTGCCTGTAAGGTCTGCAAGGCGATAAATGGGAAGCATTTTAAGGTTAAAGATATGATGCCGGGAGAGAATGCACCGCCTATGCATCCGAATTGTAGATGCAGTACCGCTGCGTATATGGATAGAGAAGAGTTTGAGCGTTGGCTGAGTGAAAAAGAAAATGTTGTAAAATCTGATAATTCTGATACAATAAAGATATTGGATATGAAAGAGGATAATAATGTGGCAGAAATAAGAGGATTAGGAAGAATAAATACTGCTCTTTTGGAAAAAGAATTTGGAAAAATTCAAACAGATAGAATTATTGTTACGAATGAGAGACTGCTACATATTCAAGAAAGGCATCCACAAGACTATGAATTGTTTGAAAAATATGGACAGGATAGCGTGCAGAATCCTGATTATATTATCCGTGATATGAAGAATAAGGGGACAGTATTTATGGTAAAGAAATTACCAGACACCAATCTCAATGTAGTTGTAAGAGTTGTGCTTGATACGGATAAAAATGGTTTGCAAAATTCAGTTATGACATTTTATAGGATTCGGGAGCGAAATTTGAGAAAAATGATTGAGAAAAACACGTTGCTTTACAAAAAAGAATAAACATTGTATAATGTACATATAATGAAGAGGAAGATATTTGAAGTAGAGATTGTGCTGCTACGCACCCTATGGGTCAAAAGAAATGTGGGAAGGGGCACACCCACCAAATATCTTCTTTTCATATAGGAAGATATTTAAGATGTTATAGATACCACCAGTCGGAAACGACCGGTGGTATTTTGTGAAAGGAGAAAGTTATGGCCAAGGATGATATGGAAGTTATCATGTATAAAATACTCAGATATCTGTATGAATGCATGAAAAAAGATATTGCACCAGATCTAAGAAAGTACGGATGGTGTTCGGATATGTTTAATGTGCCGCAGCAGTATTGGTGCAAGGTGATTAGGATACTGGTAGAAAAGGGACTGGTTAGAGGTTTTGAAATTATGTCGTCTAAAGACGGCTACAAACAGTTTCTCCAATAGAGATAACTTATGAGGGAAGAGAGTTTTTAAGAGAAAACAGCGGCATGCAGAAAGCAAAGGATTTTGCAGGAGAAGCCTTTGAGGTAATGCTTTCAAGTGTTCTTGGTATTGTAATGTAAGGATATAATGCCACCCATTCTTCGGAGTGGGTGGTATTTTTGTACTCATTTCTAGGAGGGATGTGCATTGATTGAGGTAAGAGTGAGAAAAAAACGTATTCGGGTATCCGGCCATGCAAGGCATGCGCCGCCAGGACAGGATATTGTCTGTGCCGGTGTGACGGCACTGTGCCAGACTCTTATCAGATCCATTGAGAGTCTGACGGAGGATACAATTAAATACGAGATATCGCCCGGAAGGGCTGATATACAATGCGGGAATCTGTCGGAGAGTTCAAAGACTCTGGTGGATTCCTTTTTCATTGGTGTCTGTATGATTGCTGATGAATTCCCGGATTATGTCCGGATAGTATGAAAGAAAGTGAGGTAACAGAGATGTGCAGTAGGAAAATGAGGATACTGATGTCGAGAGCGCAGAAGAGATGCGGCATTCCGTATAGCGGTCTGCAGTTGTTTGCTGAAGATGGAGACGGCGATGGCGCTGATGGAGACGGCTCTGGCGGTGATGATGACGACGATGACGACGATGACGACGATGGCGGCGGCGGTTCTGGAAATGGCGGAGAAGGAGGGGCGGTATCGTTTGATGACTTCCTTGGCCAGGAAGGAAACCAGACAGAGTTTGATAAGCGTGTGCAGGCGGCTGTGGATGCAGCGGTGGAGCGCGAGCGGGAAGCATGGGAGGCCGCGGCGGATGATAAGGTGTCTGAGGCGGAGAAGCTGGCGAAGATGACCAAAGAGGAGCGAGAGAAATACCTGCAGCAGAAGGAGCGAAGGGCGTTTGAGGCGGAGAAGGCGGCTTTTGAACGGGAGAAGCTTCTGGTTGAGGTCAGGAAGGAATTGCAGGAGCAGACGCTGCCTCTTGTGTTTGCGGAGTCCCTTGTGACTATTGCGGATGCGAAGAAGATCAAGGATGCAATTGTGGATATCAAGAAAGCGTGGGACGCTAAGATCTCGGAGGCGGTGAAGGCGAAAGCCAGACAGTCTACCCCGCAGGAGGGCGGCCATGTGATGGATAGCAGGAGAGGGTTGTCTTCTATTAGAAAGATGGCTAATGAAAACAGGATTATTAAGAATTAGGAGGGTGTAGAAGATGAATAAGAACAGGAAATTAGGTTGGAAGTTGCAGTTGTTTGCCCAGACCTGGAACCCGGACAAGGTGACTGTGTTTGAGCATAAGGACGGGACTATCCCGGAGAAGTATCAGAACATGATCTTGAAGGAGGTCATGAAGAACAGCAAGGTGATGCAGCTTGCGAAGTATGAGGAGATGGATTCGAAGGAGAAGAAGTTTGAGTATTTTGCGAAGGGGCCGGGCGCTTACTGGGTAGGTGAGGGGGAGAAGATCAAGACTTCTAAGGCCCAGTGGCTTCAGGTGAAGATGGTGGCGAAGAAGCTGGGTGTCATTATTCCGTGTTCCAGGGAGTTTCTGCATTATAAGATGTCGGATTTCTTTGAGGTGATGAAGCCGAAGATTGCGGAGGCGTTCTATAAGAAGTTTGATGCGGCGGCGATCCTTGATGTGGAGAATCCGTTCCTTCATGCGGTTGAGAAGTCGGTCAAGGCTTCGGGGAATGTGATTGATGGGGTTTTGAATTATGATAACATTCTGGAGATGGAAGACTTGCTGACGGATGAGGATTATGATGTGAATGCGTTTATCTCTACGAAGAAGAACCGGAGCACGCTGAGGAATACGCACAGGATTGAGAACGGTGTGATCGTGGAGAGCCTGTATGACAGGTCTGCCAATACTTTGGACGGTCAGCCTGTGGCGGATCTGAAGGCGTTGGATAAGGGGACTATCTACGCGGGGGATTTTGACTATATGTACTATGGGATTCCTTATGGGATGTCTTATAAGATCTCGGAGGAGGCGCAGTTGTCTACGCTTACCAATGAGGATGGTACTCCGGTGAACCTGTATGAGCAGGAATTAGTAGCGCTTCGGGTTACGATGGATGTGGGCTTTATGATCGTGAAGGACGAGGCTTTTGCGAAGCTGACTTCCGGTGGGTTAGGAAAGCTGACGGTAACGAGTGCTGCGGGAACGAAGGCAGGGGATACCAAGGTTGCGGTTACTCCGGCGCTTACGAGCGGGAATTCCTACAAGTATAAAGTAGGGGATGAAATGGATGTGCCGGTAAAGGGGCAGAATGTGAAGGGGTGGAAGACCTGGGATGGCGCAGCGGATATCACGCCGGGTGCGGGAAGTGAGATCGTGGTTGCTGAGTGTGACGCTTCTTATCGTGTGGTGAATGCGGGTAAGGCGGATGTGACGGTGAAGGAGTAGGAGACGGTCTATGTGTAAGATGGTCGGAGAGCAGGATGGAATGCTGAAGGATTTGAAGCTGCTGCTTGGGATGGATCCGGAGGATGCTTCCCAGGATGATAAGCTTTTGTGGATCCTCCAATCCGCCAGGGCAAGGCTTAAGGTCTTGCTTGGCGGACTGGATCCGCCTGCCGAGATGGAGCATATTATTACGGAAGCTGCGGTGATCCGCTTCAACCGTATTGGATCGGAGGGTATGACGATCAATGTGGTGGAAGGGGAGAACCTGCATTTTAGCGGCAGTGATTTTGCCGGGTTTATGGATGAGATCAATGCGTGGCTGGATGCCAGAAATCAGAATTCTAGGAGGGGAGGGTTTCGGTTTCTATGAGGTTTGATGTGCCGGTATATTTTCAGAGGATACAGCCAGGGGAGTATGAAGAGTCTTCCGGTGACTACGGACCGGACAGTGTTAGCGAGGATATGCGCTATGGGAATGTGACGGATGTGGGAACGGATACCCTGAACCTGGTCTACGGGGAGATCCGGCAGGGATGTAAGGTGATCCGGCTGCAGACGTATTATGACAAGGTATTTGACCGGATCCGTATTGGGGAGAGGGTCTACCGGGTGGATCTCTCCAGGAGACTTAGGGTCAAGCAGGTGTTTATTGTCAGCGAGGTGCAAGGGTGTCGGTAAAGTTTAATGGTGTGAAGGAACTTAAGGTTGTTCTTAAGAAGAAGGCTGATATGGGTGCGGTCAGGCAGATTGTCAGGCAGAATGGGGCGGAGCTTCAGAGGAAAGCGCAGAGGAATGCCCCGGTGGATACGGGAACTTTGAAACGGAGTATTGGCCTTGATATCTCTGACGGGGGACTGACTGCCGAGTCTAAGGCCGGGGCGGAGTATGCACCTTATGTGGAATGGGGGACTAGGTTCATGGAGGCGCAGCCGTACATGAAACCGGCTTTTCATGAACAGAGGGAGCAGTTTAAGCGGGATATGGACCGGCTTGCGAAGTGAGGTGATGGCGGATGGATCCGCAGCAGGAGTTGTTTACCTGCCTGTTATCGGAGATCAGGAAACGGGGATATGACGTGTATGACGGCGGACTTCCGCCGGAGGGTGCGCCGTATCCTTTTGTGTATCTGGCGGATTGCAGGCAGACGGACCGTTCCAATAAGAATGCTGTGTTTGGAACGGTGTACCAGACTATCCATGTGTGGGACGGTACGGTGAGGAGGCGGGGCAGGGTC